CTTGAAGGCGATAAAGTACTTGTTCGCCAGCGTGCAGATCTTGCAGGCGTCGTACCGGTTGCCTTCGACGTGGACGTGCGGCGTTACGGGGCAGACGACCTCGGCGTCGATTTTGTTATACCCCTTGTCCGGATCCTTTGTCCAGTGCTGGTGAACGAACCTCTCGATGAACGGATCGTCGCGGTCCGACATGGAACCGGGCGGCGGCGCGAACGCGAGAAGCCTGACCCTGTAATAGGTCTTTTCGTCCGGGCACGGCTTAAGCGTCATGACCAGGCTTTTCTGCTTGCCGCCGTTAGACTTGCTGTGCTTCGGCAGCGTCGACATGAATATAGACATTTTGTTTACCTACTTTCGTTTTATTGTTACTTTTGTTTTGTTCACTTACTGTTTAATCGCGGGCGGTTTATCCCGCAACAAACAATATTTACTATACATATCCAGAAAACGCATTTACGGTTTTTGCCCCTATTTTAGCTCAGTCGAGGGACGGGTCGAACAAATCGTTTTCCGCAGCGGCGCGTTTTATTTTTTCTGCGCGCAGCTTTTCGATCATTTCATCGACGCTTCTTATCGGATTGGCCCTGCGGTTTTCAAAAGCCAGAATCGCGCGGTTCACGGCGGTGTTGTACATATCGTACTTGTTCGATATAAATGACAGCTCGTCGCGGCTTATGGAATCGAGCTTCCTGACTATTTTCGGAAAACCCGGTATGGCGGCGAGGTAGTACGCGGATATTTTTCCGCTCACCACCCACGGCGCGAGTTTTTTGTCGCGTATAAGCTTGCGTATAAAATCCGCCGCCGATACGCAGTCGCTGTCGAGGCAGGCTGCGGCGAGGGTTTTTACGGATTTTGAATACCAGCCGTATATCTTCGCGTTGTTTTCAGCCGAAGCCAGCGTCTCAGCAAACCGGTTGAGGCTGCGCCTAGACATAAAATCGGAATCTATTTCGGATTCGCGGAGCTTTTCGTCTCCGGCCATGAACTTGATGAATTTCCGCGCGTCCAGCCTATGGCTAGAAAAGAACGCGGCGCACCTGTCGAATGCGTCTTTATGGTGTTTGTACATTACCCGGGCGGCGACCCTGTGCTCCGGCGTTACGTACGATATGTTCGGATTGGAAAACTGGCAGTAATACTTATACGCCCTCGCCGCGGCATAGCCGTCTTCGATCTTGTCGTGCGGCCAGCCGTCAGCGTCCGCCAGCATTATATTTTTTTCTCGCGACAATTTCCTTTACCCTTTTCATAAACATGCCTTTGAACACGGACGGCTCAATCCGGAATAAAAATTTAAACAAATCGTTAATTCCCAGCTCGAACCTGTCCATCACATGCCGCACGTAGGAGTCGTTTTCCAGAAAATCGAACATCGACCGTTTGAACGCCGGGCATCCGGGATTAACACCGAAATCGGGCAGGCTGGTTCTTATGTACTTCAATATCTCAGCGTCGTCGAACTACGTTATAAACGGTTCGTCCGTACAGAAAAAGCTGTTCTGCCCGTCGATGTTAGCGATTACCGCCGTGACGTCGCTTTCGAGTTTCTATAGGCTCTGCTCGGGGCTTAATTTCTGCATATCCTGCAGAGACATGCTATTTTTTCTGCCGGCGCGCTTGCCGGATTTTGATGATTTTCTAAACATATCAATATTTTACGGGATTAGGCGGTAACTGCCCGAGAATACCAGTCTGGGTGAACTAGTCACACCTTGAAAGGTGTGATCTTCAAGCCTTCTTCCTTGCACTTTTTGCAATGGCTCAATTTTCTTGCTTCTCCGACGGCAGTTTCACAGGTCATCTTTGCAGACAACTCGCCAGAGCTTCCATCTCCGCAAGCGTTGATTCCCGACGTTCCATCGGTATTCTTTAAGATGTTTCTCAAAGCAAAATTCTTGATGTTGATCGCAGCGTTGAGATCTCTGTCAATGACTTGTCCACATTCTGGACAAACATAAGTCCTGACATTTAGCGGCATCTTCTGGCTATACCCGCATTTGCTGCATATTTGGCTACTTGGATTGAATCTCCCAATCTTAGCACATACCTTTCCGACTTTTGTTGCTTTATACAACATCATCTATTGAAAAGTATAATATGAAAGATCAGACGCTTTTCTTCCCCATAGCTTTTTCATTCCTTCTAGATTCAAATCCTCAAAGCAAAAGCAGTCAAATTGGCTTTCTTTGACTAGGCTTGTGCTTAGCTTGTGAAGATAATCATTTCTCTAGTCTGAGATCTTCTGGTGAATCTTTGCTACCTTTATTCTTTGTTTCTCTTTGTTCTTGCTTCCTTTTTGTTTCTTGCTTAGTTTTCTCTGTTCCCATGCCAGCTTATCCAGCATCTTCTTGAAATATTCCGGGTTGTCAAATGTTCTTCCGTCACTCAATGTTAGAAAATACTTGAGCCCGAAGTCAAATCCTAACGAATTGTTTTCTGAAATCTTATTGTCTGAAATCGGCTATTTTGGTTCTTCATCTCTATGTACGATAAAACTGACGAAATATTGCCCAGAACTGTTCTGAGAGATTGTTGCAGTTCCAAATTTCTTGAAATGATTCATATTCACTTTTCTAGAAATCTTGCAGCGAATTTTATTTTTCTTGCAAAACTTCGGAATCTAGATAAATGAATTTTTGAAGTCAATGTCAAAATGCTATGGAACTTCAAATGATTTAGCTGTCAGTTCTTTCTTCTTGAATTTCGGAAATCCACCCAAACCTTTGAAAAATCTGTTAAAAGCCCAGTCAAGATGTCCAATACTCGAGATAAGACTTTGTGAATTAACTTCTTTCAACCACTCTTTTTCTTGTTTGAGCTTAATCAGATCGCCATCGCAATTTATTGCAACGTAATTCTTGTATTTCCTGGTCTAAGCATAAAGCTTCTTGTTGAAATCTAACGCCCAATTATAGATGAAACGTACACATCCGAAGTGTTTCTGCAAAAGAACTTCTTGCTCTTTTGTCGGATAGATTCTAAACTTGTACGCGTCAATCATGATAAAATTATTTACTCTTTTCTGTATTATTTCTTTATAAATGTTTTATCTTTTATAAATTTATTTACTCCGGTTAAATGTGGTTAAATGTACAAACATATCAATTTTCAAAAATATTTTAAACGATTCATATCACACCCTAAAGGGATGTGATGTTTCTCGCTTATATTTTTCTAAAACCCGGCGTCACGATTCGAACAGCGTTTCGCTGCTGTCTTCCATCGCCGCGACCAGTTTCGACAGCTCGGAATCCGGCGCGACGGCCGGGATGTCCTGGCCGTTGTCGAACGTAAGATCGCGCAGTACCAGCGTTTCGGGATCCATCGCGAATGTCGACCGCTTGCCTATAAGGCCGCCGAGCCTGTTCTTGATCACCTTAAAACCGAGCTTCCCGGCTTCGCGCTGGTCCTGCGTCTGGTATATCGCGAACAAGGCGTCCGTCGTGTGGACGATACCCCTGCTTTCGGACACGTTCTGCATATCGATCTCCTCGGTGTTCATGCCTTCGCTGTTGCTCTGCACCGCGGATATGACGGGGACGCTGTATTTGTAGCTCAGCGCGCGGAGCTCCTCCGAGACGGCCATGCCGTCCTTGAACATGGAGTCGGTCTGCCGGTTCGGCAGCACCAGGTTAAGGTAGTCAATTATTATCACGTCGACCCGCTTGCCTGCCGTCTTGAGCGATTCTATATACGCGTCTATCTTAGACGTATTGACGCTGCGGGGCGGGAATTCCTTGATAATAAGGTTCGCGTTTTTATGCTTGGCGTAAAACTCCGTAATCCGCTCGCGGGCCGTCTGCTCGTTATCCTTAAGCCTGTTTATATTCTTCATCGAGATATGGGCGTCGAACCGCTGCGCGTATACGTCCTGGCTCATTTCAAGCGAAATCACCACAACGGACAGGTCCTGCGCGAGAAAGTTTACGGCCAGGTTGGACAGAAATACGGATTTGCCCAGGCCGGCCTGCGCCATAAACAGCGCGAGCATGCGGCCGTCTTTAAGGAACCCGCCGTTCGTGTAATGGTCCACCGACGCCCAGCCTGTCGCTATTTTCGCGTCCGGGTTCCGCAGGAAGTCCCAGTGGTCGTTCATGCCCTTTTCGCTAAAATAGTCAAGGCCCATGTCGTTGTCGCTGAACGTTATCTTCTGCACGCGGTCGAAATTGGCCAGGCACCGGTCTACGATCTTCTGGTATTTGTCGGAGTCGCGTTCGCCGTCCGCGGCGGACAGCAGGTCTATATTGTCCATCAGCGACGTCGTCAGGGCGTTCTTCCGCACGAACTCCTTTAGGTTCATGTCGACCACTTCGTCGGGTATGCCCGGGTTCATGGACGCCGTTTCGAATATCAGCTTGTTCGCCTCCTCCAGCGAGAAATTCTCGTCTCCGTGGTTTTCGGCGTATTTCCGCGCGAGCATCTGCAGAAGCTGCACTGACGGCGCCTTGCTGTATTTTCTGTAGAATTTCACGGCGAGATTAACTATAATGCCCATCTGCGGCGTCCTGAACCACCGCGCGTCGTATATATTGGATATGGTATTAAGCCAGTTCTTGTCCGCCAGCGCCCGCTTGAGCAGAAGCTTCTCTATTACGTCTGTGGTGAAATCCAATTCCATTAAAATTCCTCCGTGCTATATACAATACCGGTTCAGGGATATTTTGAAACTATGCCGGGCGAGACCGCGAAATTTTCGAACCGGCAGGTCTTTGGCGACTGGCCGGTTCGAAAACAATTTCCACAGCCGCTTCGGCGAAAAACGCCGGCGGCGGGCGGGTTTTTAATTCCAGGTGGGGTACTCGCCTATAATCCTGCGCCTGTAGCAGTTTGGAGACAGACCGGGCCTTCCCTGCGGAAACAGCGGCTTCGGGGCGGATTTAACCTCCGGCCTGGGTTCCGGCTTCTGCTTATTCGCCTCGAGCTCGGCCTTTAACCTGGCTATTTCAGCCTTGAGCGCGGCCGCGTCTTCGCCTCCGCCGGCGGGCTTCGCGGCCTGCTCCTTGAGTTCCGCGATTTCCTGTATATATCCGGCTATGCGATCCTGAAGTTCGGAAACCTGCTCGGCGTACCTGGCGTTCTGCTCCATCAGTTTGTCAGCGGCGTCCAGCTTCTGCTTGATCTCGTCGGAAATGCTGAGGCGGATTGTTCCGGATTTTTCCAGCAGTTTATCGGATTCGGACATATCCGCGGCGCCGGAAGCCTCGCCCGAAACCTCCGCTTCGACATTGACGGTGCTGAATTCGGACTGCACCGGTTTCTTTTTCTTAGATGACATACAGCTGCTCCTTTATGGTTATTTACTCGGGGCGGTCGCCGTCGAGCTCCGCCTCTATCGCGTCGAGCTCGCGGGAAGTCGCGTTGGAGTATTCCATCATCTCGATGCTCTTCTTGTTGAAGTCGTCGAGGAACGTGTTCCAGATCCCGTCGTCCGCCATAAGCTGCTTGTACGTGACCTTCTTGCCGCCGTTGTAGGTCGGGCATTCGTACCCGCCGCGCACTTCCGTCAGGAAGCCCATCTTGACGGCGGGCTCGACGAGGCCTTCCCATTTCGACAGGCCGTGGTTGAAGTCGATGAACACCGTCGCGGTGTACGCCGGCTTGCAGATGCGGTTCTTGACGACGAAGAACCTGAACTTGTTGCCGCGGAAGAACCCGGTGTCGTCGTCGTCCTTCTCCTTGCCGGTCAGGAAGTCCATGTCGGTCGACTTGATGAGGAGCTTTTCGCACTGGAGCTGGACGTGCGACGCGAACTCGATGCCCATGCCGCCGGACATCTTGTGGATCTTGGACGCGAACATCGCGCCGGGATCCTTGTACTCGTGGTTGATGACAAGCAGCGTCGCGTTGGAAAGCACGACGCGCATCATGAGGCCGCGCATCATGTTGTTCTTCATCTTGGCGCCGAGGCCCATGTCCATGGCGTTCTTGTCCTTGTTGACCGCGTCGGCGGCGAGCTTATCCGCCGCGAGCGCGCCGTAGGAGTCGAGGATGCAGAGCGCCCGGACGTCGTCGTTGTTGTCGGGGTCCCTGAGGTAGTCCTGCCTGGCCTGCACCAGCATGTCGTAGGTCTGCAGCATCTTGACGGCGCACTTCTCGATGGACTCTACCGGGATGTGGTTTACCTTCGACATGTCGACCTGGTGCTGCTTGAATACGTTCACGAGCGTGCCGCCCTCAGAATCGAAAATGTACACGACATCTACTTTTCCGGTCTTAAGCGCGAGCGCAGCAGTATTCGCCGCGATTAGCGACTTGCCGGACCCCGACTCACCGAATAACGTCGTTATCCTTCCAACGGGAATGCCCTTGTTCACATCGCCAGTCAAGACACGATTCAGCGCCATATTACCAGTATCGAGGAATTCCTTTACTTCGGCGTACGACTAATCGCTGAGCTATTCAGCGCCTGTTGTTTTCGCTATCTACTTAAGTGCGTCTTTTATTTTCATATCGTTAATCTTTCTGTCTTTAAATAAACTACGTATTTAAGGTTTACGCGTATTCTTTTTTAAATACGAAATTTCCACAGTCGAATATTTGGTAGAAGCCGTTGTCTTTCATGTTTTCCGCTTCGGATTTCGCCGGATCGAATTTCTCCAGCGTATTCTTGAGTTTATGTTTTTGATATTTTATACGGGATTCCAGCATAAACCCGGATTTTTTGTAATTCCAGTACCAGTAGTCAGGCCTTGATTTATGGTCTAAGCGGAACCTGAGCTTTTCGTAGAGCTTCCCCCGGCAAAATCGACTTTACGAACTTAAATATATCATCCTATCGGAATGCCCTCGAATAGCATTTAATTTTTCGCCTGATATGTATTCGCCGGGGAATTAAAAATCAGGTACCGGCGACGGATGACTCGGCGCGCCTCATCTTGCTGCGCAGCGTATACTGGTATTTCAGCCGGCGGAGACGGACGTAGTAGGCGCCCACCCTGACGAGCCTTTTTCTGCGCATGATGTCTCCGGACTCCCGGCGCAGGTATTCGTCGTACGCCGGGGTTATCCATTTGCATTTTCCGCTTTTGACAAGCAGCCGCCAGACGCTGCCGAGCCAGAATTTCCCGCCGGCGCATCCGAGCAGGCTGCACAGCCTGCCCGACATCTTTTTCTCCGACGCCCGGAATATCTTGAACCCAATCTGCTGAGCCAGAATGCCGAAATACATCGACAGCGGGTTTCTCTCGTGTACGCCGTCGGTCATGCACACTTCGCTTTCGCGCGTAAACCGGTAATCTACCAGCAGGGACTTGATCGTTTCGACCGCCGCGAACGACAGCCTGTTGTGGCAGAACCTCAGCTCGTATTCGATATACCCGTCTTGCGGTGTAAGTATGGCCACGTTATATATGGAACAGGACGCCTCCCCGTAATTCGGGGAGGCCGATACGAACATGTTGCGTATCTCTATGGTCCGCTTAGCCATCCGTCGAATAGCCCTGGCATCCGCTGTACGGCCTGACGTTATGCGGATATTCGTATTCCGACGCGCCGTCGATCTTCCAGTATATGCGGTCGACATACGGCGCCAGCGTACAGTAGTTGTCGACGACGTCGTAGTAATCGCCGGACGTGGACAGCGGCTCCGGCTTTACCTTCCACGTCTCGCCGTCCGGGCCGATGGAGCTTTCGTAGTTGGGGCCGTAGTACGCCTCGCTCGATATATACGACGACGGATAGTAGTGCTCGTGCTTGGCTATGAGCTCGTTGTCGACGCTCATCATGTAGCCGAGTATGTCCTCTTTCTTGGGCACGGCGTAGAACCCGAAGTCCAGGCCGTGTATCTTGGGGACGCCGTCGTCGTACTCGTCTCCGCTGAGGTCGTCGACGTACGACGTGACTTCCGCCGTTACCTCGGCCGTAAGCGTCGTCGAAAGCCTGGCGTGGTCCTCCTGCCGTATGAACTCGCGGACTTCGTCGTCGTTCTTGAATTCGTATACGTAAGACGATATGAACGTGGACAGGTCGACGACCGGTTTTTTCCTGCGGCGTTTGTGGTATTGCTCCGTGCCTCCGAACAAGTAGGTCTTGAACGTGAACGTAAACGTGCTGATCGTGAGGTCGTCCCTGGTGCCGTCGAGCTCGTCGGAATGGTCTTCGCTCACCGAATCGGACATGACGACCTGGTTGTTGAGCTTTATGTCGCTGAACTTCGGATGCGCCTGCGAGCAGTAGATGTTGCTATTGAAGAACACCATGAAGTTGGAGGCTATCTTGTCTATATCTGCCGGATACTTGGCGATAACGGAGACCTCGTAGCTGATGTCTATGGGGACAGGCGTCAGGAACTGGTAGTTGCGGCGCTTTTCCGATACTTCGTACCTGACTTCGTTGTGCAGGTTGTTCAA